GAAGTTCTTTATGAATCCATAAGTCTCCATAGCTCTAAGAACCCCTGAACACTCTTCATACATTTCTCTACTCTCTAAATCCTTTAAAGCCATCTCCATATCATACATAGCTTCCCTACTTGAATCATTAGCCAAATCAAGCATAGCTATCCTGTACGCATCATCTGTTATTTTCTTCCTTTGTTCACTTGTTAAATTCTCTCTTGACATCTAAATACTTTTGATAATACCTTTTAGTTTGGTTATATGTGTAACCCTTATATATACCACCATTCCACATTCTAACCATCTCTGACTCTGTAGGGAACCTACAATGCTTTCTAAGGAATACCTCTCTACCATAACACATGTACAACTTAAATACCTCCTCAGAAGCCTCCTCAGAGAACATCTGTTTGTGCTTATAGTTAGTACCATAAATCCTATTAACATCCTTTAGAACGCTTCTCTGTATCTGTAGGATGCCATAAGACCTTCCATTGTCTCCAATAGAATCAGGATTACTATTTGTCTCTACAACTTTCAGTATAGACATTATAGATGTTAAAGTAGATAGTATGTAAATATTAAAGGATGTCATGTGTAACATAATTTCTAACAGAGTCTTTAGGGTTATTATCTAAAAAGAAGTATTTAAAGTTGTATATACCCCTCTCTATCTTATCATATCCTCTTTGTATAAACTCTCCACTACATTCAAATATACCAATATCTTTTGTATCTTTATCAACTACAAGGAATATAAATTCTGTAGCATCAAACAATTCTAAATACAGAGCCGCTTGTAATTCGTATGAAAAGTTCTTTGCACTCCACTTAAATTTTTCTATACCACCACTTGTGCTTTTTAAATCAATAATGGTAGAACCCTTCCTTGCATCTGCTTTACCTCTCACAGCAATACCATCTATCATTTTAATTGCAGGTTCTTCAAAAGTACAGCCTTGTAATAATTCAGAGGCAGAATCACATTCCTCAACAGCTTTGGCAATCCAATAAGCATTATCCATTTCTGACTGAGTGTAAACAGATTCTACTCCAAACTCCTTTACAGCATCCTTAAAACCTTTAGCGGCTTTAGTACTATCCACAATAGTAAGTTCGCTTAATCTATGCTTCTCTAACACGCTTAGATGTATTAATCTACCATCTCTAAGTGGTTGGGCATTGCTGTTAAATCTTAAAGACTTTTGATAAGCTTTGGGACTTTCAATTAGTTTCTTTAATGCAGAACTACTTAATGCGTTTTTACCTAAGTGTCCATAATAAAATGGGTCATGTAACATCTCTTTTAAGATGTCCTTCTCTTCCCATTGTTCTCCGTTTAATAATGTAATCATAATAATTGTTTTAATGTTTATCTTAATGATGCTTCAAAGCATTGTGTTGAACATTCTCCTGCCCTGTCCATAGGCTTTCCACATACAGAACATTCATAATCCTGCTCTTGTGGTTCTTCTAAGTAATCAAAGTAATTCATGTCTATTGTTTTAATGTTGAATACAAATATAAACAAATTTTGTTAATAACCAACTATAAAGCAAAAAAAAGGAGGGATTTAACTTTCCCTCCATTGTAAGTAGCATACTGCAAGTCTCTGTTGTATGTTTGGATATTCCAAGTTCATGGTGTCATCCGCCATACATCTGTTAGTGAACTCTTGCTGTAATTCACCTTCTTTTGGTTTTGGTAGTGGCATAATTATCTGTCTTTATAGTTATAGTTGTAAGGACTGACCACTCCATCTTTAAAGTCTTCAGCCTCTTTGTTTCTAAGCTCTCTCACAAAAGCTATCTCTCTCTCAATATAATCCTTAGCTTTATAAAGGTCTTGTAGTTCATCATCCTTCTTACCCGCCCTTGCTATATACTTTACTACATTACCTCTGTTGAAGTTTAGTTTGTAATGCTGACAGAAATCTATTACATCATAATCCCCTGTCGCTTCATAGTGTATTGCGTTACCTCTCATCTTAATCTATTCTTAAAAATTCAGCGGCTGCATGCTCTGTAAACCACTCTTTGTTTTCATTATACTTATCTATTACTGCGTTCATCATAACAAGCTCATCTATGTTACCACCCTTAATCTTATCAATTAAAGACTCTATAGAGTTTAAGATGTTTGTTACCATCTCAGGGTCTGTAGAATAAATCTCATCATAGCCTTGCTTTATAGTAGCTTCCAATGAGTTGTTTAGTCTATTAAATGTTTGTTTAATGTTTTGTCTGTAGTTAGTAGTATGAACAAGTTTGTCATTTGCCTCTAACCATAACTGACCAATAAGCATTGACTTTAAATAAGCCAACTGCACGGGTGCAACCTGCGGTTCTTTTGTCTTTGTTTCTTCCATTATGATATATCTTTAAGTTTCTTAATATCCCATTTTTTACCAAGAGAATTTAGGAAAGATACTACGGGGATATTTTCACAGCCTTTCCATTCTTTTTGAGTATAAAAAGCAGTAACAAAACACTCGCTAAGTGGTATGTCTTTATCCACATCATAGTAAGTGTGTTCTACCTTTAAAACAATCCCCTTATCCCATCTATCAACTATACGCTCAAGCATAAGTCTTTGTCCTGTTGGAATCCTGTTGCCTCTTCTTTTTACCTCCATTAGTATTAATGCTTTATTTCCAAACTCTAATACAGCATCTACATCTGAAGGGTGAATAACTCCATTCTGAACTCCTGAGAAATCTATGGCTTGTTTTACTTGTTTACTACTTCTTATTAATCCCATTAAAATTATTTATATTCGTTCATTAAAGTCTTCAACTCATTGTAAGTTGACATAAAACATCTACCACATGATGTAGTCTTTTTATTGGAGTGGAACACTCTGTTATAGATTGTATTCATCTTCATTTGTTGTGCTGAGGGTATTGTAGTATTACCAACTCTAAACACTTCACTAAGGTAGTTGTATTCATCTTCAGTTAAACACTCAGGTTGCTTATATCTAAATAATTTATTTAGCTTTTCCTTGCGAGCATCACACCCGCAATCCTCACCTGCTAAAAACTTAACAGCTTTCTTAATTCCTGTAGCTTCTGTAATTTTTTCAATAGTGTCTCCAAGTCCTGTTGACTCTTCTGATTGTTTAGCCTCAAACTGAGCCTTCCACTCTCTGTACTCTTTAGTCCTTTTGTCCCCTTTAAATTCTTCCATGATTAGTTTTTATTTATTAAATGATAGTCTCCGTTATAAAAGTCAAGGACATCTTCTTCAAATTTATCCTTGAGTATTTTCTTATAGTTCTTTACAGAATTGAATATAGATGTTAAACTTATCTTACTACCTGTAGCAATATCTCTAAGGGAGAGGCTTGACTTGTAATAAGTGTTACATAGTTTAGCATCGTATAAATGCCATGAATTAATCTCATCTGTTATACTACTCATTAAATTAGTGAAAGCCTCATCTTTTTCTAAATCTGTCATTTCATTAAGAAACACATCCTCTTCCTCATCTTCACCATCACTCTCTATATACTCAAAAAAAGAATATTTGTTCTTAGCTTTCCTATAGTCTATATAAAGGTTTTTAAGTGTTACAAAGACATAGAACCTATTAACCTCTTCATCATTGTACATTATCTTATTCTGTTCCTTAATAAGTCTGTACAGTTTTAAGTACATCTCCTGTACTATATCTTCAGCAACATCTTTAGAACAACCCATGTTTATAACCATCTTTAGCCATAAGGTATGTTCTTTAGCTAACAGCTCTAACATTTATTTTCTATCTCTTTTAATTAGAATGTACATTGCAAATATAATGAAATGAAATCTTAATAAATCATATTGAGCTTCATCATCTTCTACTCCATCAGGTGTTATGTCATGTACATAATCAATTCCTAAAACAAGACCATAAAGAGCCTCAAAGTTTACTATTAGCATATTATTTAAGTTTGTTGGTTTTTATTAGTTCTATAGTTCTATCACACTCTGATTGGTTCTGTGGCTTATATAGAGTATGGTTAGGGTATTTATCAGCAATAAGTTTCTTAAATAGTTTCCATCTCATTGGAAAGCTCTCATTAGCTCTACCTTTGGTTTCTATTATAAAACCATCCCCTATAAAGTCAGGTGTATATTTAATTGGTAATACCTTCTTAGAGCCTCTGTTTGTATATTCTCCTTTACCATTAGATTGTCTCTCGTATGCTTCATTTGTGAAATCAAAACCCTCCACAAGGACAAACTGCTCTCCTTCATATTCAGCCTTTATCTTAGCCTTTTTCAGAGCCATATACATATACCTCTCAAGACCTGAAGCAAAAGTAATTCCATCATAATTAATCTTCTTAGATTGAACAGGACCTCTCTTCTTACTTTTACTTCTTCTCATATTATACTACTTTAACTATATTCATTCCCTCTAAAGGGTCGTATAAGTCTCCTACAACCTGCGGTAAACCATACTCATTAACACTAAAAGAAAACTTCTCAAATGGAAATCCCCTACTCCTCTTACATGAAACCGTTACCATATTCTCATGCTTTGTGTTCTGCTCTAACAATATCTGACTCTCCGCCTTTTTCTCAAGGAATGAACCCAAATGACCACTCGGCTTGTCGCTACCAAAGTTACTATGAATAACTGTGATAATATGTATGTTTAACTCTTGTGTCCATTTCATTAAATACTGAACACATATATTAGATTGGTTTATATCGTTAACATCAGAAACAAGGTCAGCAATACCATCTATGATACAAACTCCTAAATTCTCTGCTATATTGTATAAATAATAATCTATAAACTGCAACCTCTGTTCAAAACTATATTGCCTTAAAGCAAATGTATGGTAGTTGTCAAAATTATCTTTACCTGATATATCGAATGGTCTTCTAAACACTTTAGCCGCATGGAACTTCCCTTGCTCTGTATCTATATGTAATAATCCTTTACCTTCTCTATGCCCTCTCATAGCACCTCCAAAAGTTACTTTGTCATTCAAATAAACACTACTCATTAGTGATATTAGAAAGGTCTTGCGGGTCTTTGGCGGACCATACACAAAACTGAAATTGCCATAAGTTCCAAGTGGTATTGGAAATGATTTACCACCCATCATTGTCTCACCCATTGATATAGCTACAGGAGGGTATTCTACCTTTTCAAAGGGGTTAACTCTACCATTTTTATTAATCTCTTCAAATAACTTAAAATCTTTTTCAGTATATTCATTACTCATGTCTTTTGTCTTTGTCTTAATTTGTCTTGTAATAAAAAAGAGGTGGAGATTAACTCCCCACCCCTAATAGGTATTTAGATTAGAATGGTAAACCACTATCATCTACTGCAACAGGAGCTGCTTTCGGCTGTGCTACAGCATCATCCTTCTCTGCTCTTACGATGTTTCCATCAGTCCAAAACACTTTACCATTACCTAAGTACTGCTTAGGCTTCTTAGCTTCTCTCTCCTCTTGTGTTTGAGAATCAAATGCAGAAACATTGTTTCCATATTTTGACTCATCATTGATTGCTAATGTAAAGTCGTAATACACTTTTCCATTCTTTCCTTTAATGAATTTCTCTTTTGGTAATGATGATACATCAATACTTACGCTTAATAAACTTGCCATTGTAATAAAATTTAAAATTAATAATTATGCTAATAATTTAGCTTCAACTGTTTTTGATATACTGTATTTCTTCTTTATATCAGCGATACTATTACCCGCTTTGATATATGCCTGTGCTTTTGCAAACTCAGGAGTTCCTTCATTTAACCAAGCCTTCTTCACTAATGTAGTGGCTTGGGGTTTGTCATGTGTGTTTGTAGCATCACTATCTCGTGTGTCATCTATCAAAAAGATGCCATTCAAACAGTATTTACGAGCATAACTCGAGCTACTTCCAAAACTTTGTGCAATATCCATACCCTTACGATTAGGGTCAATACCCGCTTGTGCTTTAGCTTCTACACTTCCTTCAGGTGAATGTAAGATTGCTCTTGCTTCTACAAATACTAATCCACCTACTTCTTTAATTTCATCTGTAATAGTTAGTGATAAACCATACTTGTTTAATAGTGGTTTAACGGCTTCTAAGATGTCTTCTTGATTTCTGTAGCTATACTTACCAAAAGAATTATATTGGCTCTTAGGAGCTTTTAATTCGCTTTGGATAGCTATAACTCTCTCGTGGAAAGTTAGTTCTTCTGTTTTTGTTTCTGTTTTCTTTGCCATAATGTTTGTTTTAATTATACTTTGTCAAATATAGTGTATTAATTGTTAATAAAAAAATAATATTTAAGTTTTGTTGCATTTCATCTTTAGAGTTTCTAACTCTACTTGAACATCATGGAGCTTCTTATATAGCAATCTATTCTCCATATCTATCGAATCCTGCTTATTAAAGAGTTGGTTAGTAAAGTAAAACATTCTGTCATTCAAACTTATCATGTTTTTTACAACCTTATTATTTGGGTCTTTAACTAAACCATCTTTTAAGATGTTGTTTATCTCCATGAACATCTCTAAGTAACTATCCCTCGAATACATCACCCTTAACTATTCTTTTGTAATCTTCAGGACAATCTCTATCACACAACTCATAAATGTATGTAGTAAGTTTCTCATTCTTTAATTCAAGCTCCTCTATCCTACTTAATAGTGCTTCAATTCTTGCTTCTTTGTAACTTAATAAATCGTGGCTCATATTGTTATTTTTATGTGTAAACATATTTGTTTACTTTTATATATATATGTAAACATATTGGTTTACTCGTCAAAAAATTCATTAACTGCTTCTGTACCCCAACTTGCTGCTAAGGTTATTTTTCTTAACAGGTCTATATATTCTGTAAAGTCTATATCTGAATGGTCTACTTCTACTGAGTACTTATACTCGTACTGTTCTATTGTTATTCTGTAAGGTTGTTTTTTCATATCTCTTTGGTGTTAAAGGTTTGGTCAAAACACTGTTCGTTATCGTAATAGTTTACACAGAAATCTACGTTTTGTCCTATTGATTGAAACTCACACATAACTTCTTTTTCTTTCTCAAGCATTGATTCTGCTATTTCTAAATAAAATTGAGACATTCTAATAGCTATCAAGCCACCGTTAGAAGGGTGTGTATTATAGTGCAAAGTATCTTCTTTGAGTTTTTCTTTCATAAACTCAATCATTTCTTGCATTGGTGTTTTCATATCTTAACTCATTAATGGTT